CTCGTGTGGAGATTAAGGACACCAGTTTCAATGACCGCGCCATTACCCAAGCAAATAGGACAGGCGCTAACGGGTTTGGACTGCAAAGCTTTGAGCCTAAGTATAAATTCACAGGCGGAGTGGCTGAATCTCAGGGAGAGACACCAATTGTCCAAATTGGAACCACAGGGAAGGCTCTGGTTGTCGAGACAGGGAAAGTCAATCCAAGGCTCTCTGCTAGGTCCGTGCATTCAACGCCTATGGGTGTTTATGATGCTATGACCCAGAAAGTCTTCAGAGGAGCCACCCAGTGGACAGTAGCTGGGTTAACGACACCCATCAAGCTTGCAATCCCATATGGTCTTTTGGGACAAGGGGAGCAGACCTCTATGCAGAACCGTGTCTTCGAAATGTATATATGGTTCAAGGGGACGGTGGTCATCGATGTCCAGCTCAATGCCCAACCCTTCTCCCAAGGATGCCTAGTGGCCTACTATCGGCCCCTCAGTGTTTACTCATTGAGTGCGACGGGGGATGCAAGTACTAACTCAGCTGGACATGGCTTTACATGCCACCATATGCCCATGATGCCTGATGTGACTACCTACCAGATGAAGATCCCGTTCATATTTCCGAGGAACGTCCTCAACAACTTCGCTGCAAGTGAAGGAGACGGGACTCTTGGAACCTTCTTTATTGAAGTCTTGAACAACTTGGAGGTAGTTACCGGGGCTACAGTTGCTGCTACGGCGACTGTTTCTATCTTCTCATCCTTTGAGGACGTCGAGATGTACCTTCCCAAGCCCTTGTCATCTGTCCCCCTAAGGAACATGGAGCCAAAGTGGATCCCAGAGGACGTGAAGTACTCCTTTGAAGATGGGCGAGCCCAAGGAGGTGGACAGTCGGTAACCAACAACAACTTTGCCATTGAGGCAGGAGGAGATGTTCCAATTCAGTTGGACAACTCCGGCCAATCCTCTGGACCATCTGTTAGCACTGATGTCACGGCAGACATGGCTATTCCGATGGATGCACCACCCATGGTTGGAGGGGGGATCCCCACTTATGGCCAATACTCCAGTATGGCCAAGGCGAATGGCCTAAGACCAACAGTTGGAATGTCACTCCACCCAAAGCAGATGTTCAGGACTCTTCCTGACACCTTCTCTATGGGCCCAACCTCACTGTCAGGATTGATGTCACTCACTGAGAGGGCCAGAGTCCTAACTTGGACCACTGCACACACTGTGGGTAC